GTTAACTTGAATAAATCGATATCCGTCACTTCCTCGTCCCACCCCAGATGGGTGAAGCACCTCACAATGGCGTCTCCACGGGACCTATCAATCCTCTGGACGATACAACCATTAGAACAGCCATCCGCTGCGAGCCAGATTTGCCCCTTCGCGATGCTCCCTTTAGTGTGCTTCATGGAGTTGCCCGCCCCCACTTCGTCTCGAATGCCTCGAGTTCCTTGGTGTACTCTGCCTCGGTCGTCTTGAGCTTCTTCTTGAGCTTCTTCAGTAGGTCCTCAGCCTCTCCCAAGTCGTCACAGTCGAACTCTTCCTTGAGCCTCTCCAGGGCTGCGTCAAGGGCACCTTGAGCCCTGGAGGACTCCCGCTCCATGTCTTGTACTTGCTCCTGGAGCTTCAGGAGTCGTTTGAGGTCGGCCACGGTCCGTCCTCCTTACCCTTCTGCTCTCTTCCCACCTTCTTGAGAACATCGCGACAAGAAGGAACTATGTTGCCGTTGTTGTTCTCGTAGGTCTGCTAGAGAATCCACACATCCTCCTCGGGATCGGGAACTCCTGCGATATCGTCTCGCCCGATTTCCCTTTCCGCCCACATGGCACTGAAGCGAATCTCCTCCAGCTTGGAGAGGGCCTCGTCGAGGACCCTCCTGGCAGGCTCCACGAAGCAGTAGGAGTTGAGGTCACTGATGGCCGTCATCATCTTCCCGAGACCAACAGCGTTAGTGGTCCTTGGTGTTGGCATTCATCGCTCCCAGTAGTATGTCCTGAACTGGCTGGCTCAACTTTCGGGCTTTCATCTCTCGGACTATGGCGTCCTGGAAACTCAACTCGTCAGCCTCAAGTCCCACCAGCCCCTCTACGAAGTCTGAAACCTCCCCACGATACTCCTCACTCTGTTCTTGCTCCAGGGATACTTCTCGAGTGAGCTTGTCCTTTGACGTGTCCAGTTGGTGAATAACCACGGTTCCGTCCATCTTGAGCAATCCTACTCGTGGGTGGTGGATTGCTTCACTTGCCTTTCTTCGTATCAAAGCACCACAGTTGAATACGAAGGTGCCCCCCTTCAACCTTCGTTCAAAGCCGATGTGATTGTCACCAACCACAACGACATCGAAACCGGAGAACTTCTTGGCGACAGTCGATAGCTTGCTTTCCCTTGGCGCGCCAGCGAATCCCGTCCCCGCAGTCCAGAGATATTCGTGCGTCACGAGGACTTTGACCACCTTGTCGGACTGAAGTGGTATGGGGACCTCGTCGTTGAATGGTTGTCCGTACACATCTAAATTGTAGATTCGCTTGGCTACAGAATCAAGCTCGATTATCTTGCCAGCGCGTACCAATGTACCATAAGCACTCCGGTGAGCAAGTTCGGGTCGGTGGTTGGGTAGGTCATGATTACCGGGTATCGCGTACATGGTTGGGAGGTGCTCAAGAGCCCAGTTGATCATCTCGGGTGGTGAGTTCCACCTGTCGAAGATGTCACCCGCACAGAGCACCGCTGGGGGAGCCCCGTACACCTTCTTGGCATCTCTGATGAGGTTGCCCACCTCCAACCAGGGACGGGCCATGGCAGAGAACCAACTGGGTTCCTCTTCTCGTGCTATGGGGACCTTGACCCCGAGGTGGATATCCGCAAGCAGGAGGGCTACTATGGGAGACTTCTTCCGCAGAGCATACATGTGTCACCCATCTCCTCTTCGAGTAGTTTCTTAGTAGTTATGGCTTCAGCCTTGTATTCCTGCACTGCCTCACAAACCACCACGGCACTACTGAGCAGCTTCAACAGGGAGGCCAGGTGTTCAAGGTGGGAGATGTCCGGTATCTCGACCTGGGTATTGTGGAGAGCTTCCTGGGCGTCTTGGATGAGTCCTTCCAGGCGTTCGGTGTCCTCGGTCAGGAGTTTCCACGCCTGGCCCAGTCGGAGCGTGCTGGTGGCCTCCTGGGACGCCTTCTGGGCCTCTTTACGTGTCTCCTGGAGCCCCCCGACTCTCTTCAGCATCCCTTCGAGGGAGTCAACTTGCTTAGTGAGGGATTCCCTTCGCACCTCCAACCCTTCTACCCGTGTGAGGTCCTCGTGGGCGTCCTTGACCCACCTGAGCCCGTTCCGCTCTTCCAGGAGGGTGTTGTACCTGGTAGAAATCACCTCGTACTCTGCTTTGGCCTTGCGGGTGTCTCCTGCAATGCTGGACATGGTGGAGTCTATCACTGACAGGTCCACCACATTGTTCAGTTGACGAGAAACCTCCGGGGGCGATAGATGGAACCAGAATGGTGGATCAAACTGAAGCTGGAAGTTGGTGTCATCGAGGGAGAGCAACGAGGAAACATTCTGAGGTACTTCTGACCCAAGCGACCCATATTTCTTGCCGTTGAAGCTGTAGTAGTTATCCTTCTTCCCCTTCGCTCGCACCACCTTACCATCATTTTCCGTGCGAACGGTGACAGATACACGTCCTGTTCCATGTCGTATGAACTCCGATCCTCGTGGTTTGTTCAGAGCAACCCAACGTAGAGCGCGAAGCACCGAACTCTTGCCGTGGTCGGTGGACCCTACCAGGGTGGTAACCGGGTCCAGGTCCAGGACCAGGTGCTCGTGCCGTTGGAAGTTGCGTAGGATGATTCGGGTGATCATCTGCGGGTCCGAATGATGATCTTCCTACCACCTGCACGTGTCTCTTCAATTGCCCAGGCAAGTACCGCGAGGGCATCAGCTTGGTCGTGGGTTGGTGTCTCGTCCAACCTCCAACGCTTGATGGCAGCCTCCACCATCTCCTCCTTGCTGGCGTTCCCCTTCCCGGTCATGTACTTCTTCAGGGAGGAGTTCTGCACCGGGGCGGTATCTATCTCATGTTGGGCGGCAAGTTCAAGCATGACGGTTTGGAAGCCGTGGCATACCTCAGCGGCAGGCACCCCCTTGAAGTGCGCCGACCGCTCGTATGCTATCACGTTTGGTGACACGAGACGGACCATCTCGGTCAGCCACTTGCGGAAACGCAGGAAACGCATACCTGGGCTTTCCCCGCGACCCAGTTCAAACACCTGGACCCCGCTGGTCTGTTGTTGGTTATGTGGGCTCCACGACGCCCAACCACAATGCGTTCCCGTGTCAAGTGCCAGGATGCGAATCATGACTCTCCGCGCTTTCTCATGCGGAATGGGGTCCCGTGAAAGAAGGACTCCCAGGCCGGCTTTTGTTGCAAGAAGGACAGGAGGCCGTACTTCTTACAGTAACGAAAGAAAGCCTCCGGGTTGTAGGGTTTTTGGTACAGCACAAGCGGCTTCGTTGCTTTGTGGGGGAGCACCACAAGGGGGTAGTTGCGTCTGACGACGGACTGCCCCGCAGTAGACACAATGTCCTGGTGCGCTTTTCGGGTGGGTGGGAGTTCTTCCAAGAGATACTTGATGGCGGTCTTCTTACCAATCCCCCGGATGCCCTCTACATTGTCGGTCTCACACCCCGCAAGGATCTTCACCTGGCCCCACCACTGAGCGTCTATGCCCTCTTTTGCTCGAAAGGACTCCTCCGTGTGGTACACGTCTCGAGCGGGATCAAACCAGTGGATGCACGAATTGATGCACTGGTAGAGGTCTCCATCTGCGGTGACGATCACCCCATTGCAGAAGTCAGCTCTGAGGGACAGGTTGATCGCTGCCTGAGCTATGAGGTCGTCTGACTCCAGACCCTCTTGGGAGTACACCGGGAACCCAATCTCTGGGAGAATCTTTCCCGATAGCTCGTCAGCCTGTTGGTGCATGATGTGGAGTCGTTCGACTTCTTCGGGGGTCCTGATGGCCTCTCGCTTCCACTTGTACTTCGGGTATGTCTTCTTTCGCAGGGAGGTCTTTGAGTCGCAGAAGATGGCCACCTTGTTGGACCGAATCCTACGGTCCATGCAGACCTGACGAAGCTGGTGGAAGAACCCGAAGATCACTCCAGTGGGCATGTCCTCAAACTCGAGGTTGCCTACCGAGTGCATAGCCCTATGACACAAATACTGGAAGTCAACGAGGACCCAGGGCATCATGTTGGGTTCACCCCCTTGAGCCTACAGATTTCACGGTCAATATACCAAATGGCTTTGCGAAGGTCCTCAACCACCTTGGTGGCGTCTTTGACCCCTGCCCGAAACAGGTACTTCACCGCATTACCCAAGCAGAAGTTCATGTGCTCGGTGATTCGGATGCACTCCACCCCGCTTGGGTGACTCGTATAGTGGGACGGGTGGTTAACCGGGTCATTTGTAGCGGGCTGTTCGCTTGAGGGCACTTTCCTCTTCGATGGTCTTCCAGCACTTGGCGACTTCTTTGCGGAGAGGGGAGATGTTCTTGTCGAATCGGCGGATGAGCGACTCGCGTGTGCCCTCTCCAATATCTCCGACAGTTTTGATCGTGGTGGTGTCTTTGTCCTTCTTCCACCACCCTTCAGACACGAGGAAGTCAACGCAGGCCCCGATGTCGTCAATCCCATAGCTGGGATAGATGTCCATCGGGATATCATGGAGTTCTCCGGTGAGTCGGTTCTTCTTGGTTTGAGCGGTGATCTTGATGCCGATCTTGCGCTCTTTCCCCCGGATGGTCTTCTTGATGATTCCGGTCGGGCTGGTCCAGATTTCGGCTGTGGCGTAGAAACGCAGTGCTCTTCCCCCTGAGCGAGTCTTAGGGTCCCCCCACCCGGTGATGTTGTCCCGGGTTTGGCTGATAATGATGAGAATCGAGTCAGTCTTCCGCAGCCCAGAAAGCACCTTTCGGAGGTTGGCGCTGTTCTTCTTCGCTTTCCCGTCGCCATATGAACCGGCGGCTTCTTTGCCTTTTTCATATGCTTTCTTCTGCTCCTCGAATTTCTTCTGTTCGTCGTGACTGGACAACCCATCCATCGAATCCAAGACGTAGATGAAAGGCTGCCCCTTCTTGTTGATGTCATCCAGGTTGTAGTACAACTCCTCGATGACCTCGGAGAACCGTGGGTTCTCCACCGTACCACGAGGAGGCCGTATTCTCCGAGCAACCTCTTTCCCGAAGAGACGCTCCACGTCCATCAGCATCCCGTCTTCGACGTTATCGTAGATCAGGAGGTGATTGTCGAATGCGGGGTTCTTCGCTGCCTCTGCGAAGCAGGTCATGGACGTGAAGGTTTTCCCGCTGTTAGAGTCCCCCACGAGGAAGTAGTAGTGCCCCCCAAGGAATCCGTAGTGGGAGTCACCCGAAAGAGCGAGGTTGAGGAGGGTGGAGCCAGTAGACAAACGGGCACCCACTTCCTCCTCTTTCTTCTTGACGGTGATGCGGTTGATGGACTCCCGCACCCCTTCCGCCATCTTGTGGATCTTCATGCTGGTTTGTTCTTTCCCTTGTAGCGTGCCTTGCGACACGTCTTGCACCGCTTGGGGTCCTGGAAGTTCTTGCCCTTGAAGAAATCCTGCTCCTTCTCGGAGAAGACAAACTTGGTGGTGCAGTCCACGCAAATGATGTCCCGGTCAGGCATGATCTCGACATCCTTTCTTGGGTGAAATAACCTGTTGGAGAAGGAGGAGAGTCGTGTGGAGAAGGAGTTTACCCGCGGTAACTCCTTCTCCACCCAGTTCATCCGTGCTGTCGTGGTCCCCGGAACCACCGCACAGTTCCGCTCCTGCGCCACTGGGTACTCACGGATTGCTAAAATGATGAGTACCCCCTCGGTGGCGAACAGGAGTCCTAACAAGAAGAGCCAGAGATCGGACACGACCTAATCCTCGTCCTCGTCCTCGTCCTTCTTGGAGGTCTTCTTCACCGGCTTCTTGGTGGGCTTCTCCTCCTCCTCTTCCTCCTCTTCCTCTTCCTCTTCGTCCTCCTCTTCCTCTTCCTCTTCGTCCTCCTCTTCCTCTTCGTCCTCCTCCTCCTCTTCGTCTTCCTCCTCTTCCTCCTCGTCCTTCTTTGCCTTCTTGGCGGGCTTCTCCTCTTCCTCCTTCTCCTTCTTCGCGGCCTTCTTCCGAGGCTTCTCGCCCTCGTCGTCATCCGCGTCCTCGTCCTCCTCATCCTCATCCTCGGTCATGAGGTACATTTCCTTGATCTTGTCGTAGGGGAGGACGTTGAGGGACTTGTCGATGTCCACTGTCTTGGCGAGGGTCTTGTCCTCATCCATGTCCTTCCGGTCCTCGAAGTCGAACCGGGATGCCTGGAGGAACTTGTGCCCATTGAAGGACTCGTCCGAGAACCGAACCACGAGGGTCTTGCCACCCTTCACGTCGAAGAAGGTCATGATCTCCTCGGAACCGTCGTCAAGCTCCTTCTGGAGGCCCCCTCCCTTGTAGCTCCAGAACTTACCAGACGAGATCACGAACAACTGGACCTTCGTCTTGTCCTCCATGTCCTTGATGTTCATGGCAATCATCTTCTTGCCACGGAGGTTTCGTAGAGCTTCCTGCTGCTCGTCGGTGGGTTCCCGTCCCCACTTCCGCTCGAGTTTGGAGGCATCCTCGTGGATCGGGCACTTCCTCCCGAAGCTCAGGGGACAGATCACCGCCTGGTTCTGAGCACCAACTCCGTAGTGGACCACGAACTCTCTCTTGTACCAGATGGTCCCCTTCTCCACGTTGTCCGGGTGATTCTCCACCGAGACCTCGTAGGGAAGAACGTCCAACCGCACCTTCCCCGACTTCTCAGGGGAGTAGGTGGTCACCCCCTCAGGTAGATCGAACCAGGAAGGTCCACGCCCGCCCTCCTTGGCGTTTTGCCGGACCTTGTCTGCGGAGACCCTTTTACGCTGCTTTGGCATCGTTCATTCCTTTCATGTTCGTGAATGCTGCGGATGACTGCTCGGGTGACTACACGCGCGAGGATGTAGAAGTAGATGATCGAGAGAAGAGCATAACCACTCCACGTCAGAAACCACATCTCATCCACCTCGCTTCCTCGCGATCTTGATCTGCTTCTTCTGGACTCGTTCCGTTGCTGCTTGCTGCTGCCTCAGATAGGCTTCCTTGAGGTTCCTCGGAGCGGATGGGCCGGCAAAATAGGACTGGCCGTGCAGGGTCACCAACGTCTCCAGCATCCGCTTCCTGATCTCCATTGCTACCACCGCTTTGTCGAGTAGCGCGGCGTCATCCCGGACCCTGAAGTATTCCTCAGTCCGTTCAATGTTCTCCGGGTCCAACGCCAGAGCGGCCTTGATGCCAGCTTCGGTCGGCTTGTCGAGCTTGTATTTGCTGGGGTTCTTGCGTATCCTCAACTCAAGCTCTGCCTGGAACGTCTCGAGCCGTAGCTTGGCACGGTCCACTTCTCCTCGGGCCTCAATCGCCCGCTCTGCCCACTTGATGAACAGCATGGGTTGGTTGATGCAGGCAACATCAAGTCCCTCGGGGTCGATGTGCTGATCCATTTCAAGCTCGAGACGATCCATTGTTGCTCTCCAATTCATCCTACGGTGTTATCGCGGCAGGGGCCACCCAGGCCGCTCTGCTTTGTAGATGGCGAGGCACTCTCCTGCACATCTCCCCACTGGTTGGGTGTGCTCGGTCCCAGAGGCGACCACAGAGCGTGTAGTCGGCAATCGGACCATCCGTGGCCTTGCGCCTGGCAATGTGCGTCTTCAGGAGTTCGGTGCCGTTGGTGTTTGAGACCTTGGGTAGTGTGGAGATTGTGGTGTTCTCACCCATAAATTGCCTCGTAGCAGGCTCGTGCGAGACCTGCCTCCTTGCTGTTAAAGAGGTTTTCCTCAAAGGCACAGATAATTGCGTAGGCTCTGGCTCTATGCCCCCCCTTGCCACTTGATCCGAGGAGGACCGACCTGGCATAACCCAAAACAGACCACCGCACCTGCTCTGGCTCCGTCTTGATCTTCTTCAGAATACCAGCCACCTTCTCCCACGGCTCCTGTTTGATGAGTGCCCTACAGAGGTCAATGGCCTGCTTCTCCTCCTCGTCTTGGGACTCCATTGCTGCTTGCTGCTTGTCCGCTGGTAGGTTCCTAATCTTGTCAAGCAGGACCAGTGCCCTACGGGGGGACCCAGCCGAGAGGGAGATAAGGTCAGAGACGCTCTCATCAGAGAGGGTAATTTCCTCCTTCTTCATGACCCGGTTCAGTAGGAGGCACATCTCGTTATCGTTCAGGAGTCGGAGAGGCATGTGGGAACAGCGAGTCAGGACGGTTGGTAGGAGCTTCTGTGGATCTGTCGTGCAGATGAAGAAGTAGACGTGAGAGGGGGTATCCTCCAGCATCTTCAAGGCGGCGTTCTGCCCGTCCTTCGTCATCTGGTGGAACTCGTCGAGTATCCAGATCCGGGTCTTCCCTCCCACTGGAGCGAGGTTCATCACCCTCTGGATATCTCGGATGGTGTCTATCCCCCGGAAGGAGGAACAGTTCAGTTCGGAGAGGTCCATCTCGTTGCAGTCCAGTTCCATGCAGAGGATGCGGGCAGCGGTCGTCTTCCCTACCCCTGACGGACCTGAGAAGAGGATGCAGTGGGGCAGTGTGTTCACCAGCATCATCTTCTTGAGCGTCTCAACGGTCTCGGTGTTGCCCACCATCCGCTCAAGCGTCTTTGGTCGGTATTTTTTGTAGATTTCCATTTGTTTGTCTCCTGATACGCTTGATACGCATAATCTTGGTATGTGCCCTCTTCACAACCTGTAGTGAGCCTTCCTCGCGCACCCCCTCCATCCAATCACCAGGTGACGGATCATCTTCTGTCTTGAGGTACTCCCGAATGGTTTTCTGGTTCGTTGCTTCTATCTGTAACTCATACGAAACGACCACCTTATAGAGCACGATACTCCTCCTTCTCCACCCAGCTTCCCCCCACAGGGGTAGCTTCCACTTCTGCTTCCAGGGGTATGATTACCCACTTCCACGCCTCACGTATCTTCTTGGTCATTACCTCACGCGCGAGGGCAACGTAGTCTTCGAGTTCCTTCTCCACCACGTCCCCCACAATGCTGTCGTGGATCTGCCCCACGACCTGTGACTTCATCCTGTTCTTGCGTAGCTCGTGGTTCACCAATCGGATCAGCGACCAAAGGAGGCAATGGAAGGAGGCCCCCTGCACAGGGTAGTTGATTACGTCGTTCCGGGACATGAAGCCTTGGCAG